CGATGACGACCCACCTCGAGCACGCAGCGAACCAGGCCGCCACCGACATCCACCAACACATCGCCGCGAAGATCGGCAAGACCACCCAGGCAGACCGCGACCTCGCCCGCACACTCCGCGCTCTACGCCGTGACAGCGGCCCCGCCCCCGCCCACGACGGCTACCCCGCAGGCGGGGACGGCAACGAGGTCCGCTCCACCGCCGAGCTCACCTCCGTCGAAGCGGCCGCCGAACAGAGGATCTACGGGCGGCCGGTCAGCGACCCCCACCACGACCTCACCGAACAGGCGCTCAGCTACCTGCTCCACGCCGCCCGCTCTCTGAGCGCGTGGCGTCACACACTCAACGCCATCGACGACCTCACCGACCAACGTCCCGCCATTGGCCACTCGGAGGCCGTGTGCTGCGAGCCCGTTTGCGAGGACGTAGCAGAACCCGGAAGGCGGGGCAGGTGCTCAGCGTGCGCCCTGTGGCGCAGCAGGTTCCTCTCTGAGTCCCCCAACGCCCTATGCCCGCCCGTCCCCGAGCAGATCATCGCCGAACGGGTGGACAACAGGGAGAAGCGCAGGATGCACATCACAGGACCCTTGGCGGTGCAGTGAGGCCCGAACCCTGTGGACAAATGATACGACGCCATAAGCCCACGTCGTAGCGTTGCCCGCTCAAACCGTGGTAGTGTGATCTCACTGTGCGAGGACTGTCCCACCCGGGGCGGTCCTCTTGCACGTTCAAGGGAGCAACGGATGCCCCGACGCGACGCCGCCGGACGCAGCAGCGCCGCCTTCCGCAAGATCAGCGCCAACCTCCGAGCAGCCCGCCGACCGTGCACCATCTGCGGGCAGGCCATCGACTACACCCTCGCCTACCCCGACCCCCACTCGTTCAGCGTCGAACACCTGAAGGATTGGGCGCACCACCCCCACCTACGCGACGACCCCGCCAACTGCGCCGCTAGTCATCTGCTGTGCAACATCAGCCGTGGGAAACGCCAGCCCCCGATGCCACTCGGCCCGCCGTCGCGACAGTGGTGATGATTATGCAAAACTTTGCATGAAAGTTCGGAGCCCTCTCCGCAGCTGGACCCCATCGAAGGAGGGAATCCCTCCCCCGAGGGGTGGGGGGTGCATGTTATGCAAGATTCTATGCAGTCCCCCAGGAGGGTTGACCATGTCTGAGCCCCTCGGGTCGGTTGCAGCGGAGACCGACGCTGCCATTGAGGCGGCGTCTCATCTGATCGACATGGACCGGGGCGCGGTCGCAGCATTGCGTTACGTGGCCCGCATCATTGACGGTTTCGCAGACCGCCCAGAGGAAGCGGTGCGGGACAATGTGACGATTCCGACCTACCTCAAATACGCGGACGCGTTGGGGTTGACCCCGGCGGGCCGGTTGAAGTTGGCGAAACCGAAGGAGTCCGGTGGTTCTAAGCTCGCCCAGCTCCGTTCGATCCAAGGTGACCGCGCTTCCTGAGTTGGTCGGGTCCGAGTTGCCTCGGGTGTTCACTCCGCCTTTGCGGGAGTTGACCCCGGGCACGTCTCTCGGGTTTGGGTGCATTGAGTTCGCCGAGGGTGTCCTCGGCATTGACCTGTTGCCGTGGCAACGCTGGACCTTGATTCACGCTCTCGAGCTGCTCGAGGATGGGACGTTGCGGTTCCGCACGGTGCTGATTTTGGTGGCCCGCCAGAACGGCAAATCGACCCTGATGCAAGTGCTTTCACTGTGGGCCATGTACGTCCTCGGCCGGCGTTTGGTGATCGGTACCGCCCAGAACCTCGACGTGGCCGAGGAGGTATGGGAGGGAGCGGTCGAGATGGCCGAGGAGATCCCCGAGCTCGCCTCGGAGATCGAGAAGGTTTCTAGGGTCAACGGCAAGAAGTTCGTGCGGCTCGCTTCGGGTGAGCGGTACAAGGTCGCCGCTGCGTCTCGTCGTGGTGGTCGTGGTCTCTCCGGGGATCTGGTTCTCCTCGACGAGTTGCGTGAGCATCAGACGTGGGATGCGTGGTCAGCGGTTACGAAGACGACGATGGCCCGTGCGGCCGCCCAGGTTTGGGCGGCGTCGAACGCCGGCGACGCTGCGTCGATCGTGCTGCGCTGGTTGCGGAAGATGGCGCACGCGACGATCGGTGACCCTGACGGTCTGGTCGACGTGAACGACATCGTGACCCCGGAAGATGCGTCAGACCCGGAAGACGGGACCCTGGCGGTGTTCGAGTGGTCGGCGCCCCCAGGGTGTTCGATCCATGACCGGGACGGGTGGCGGGCCGCTAACCCGGCGCTCGGTCACACGATCACGGAACGGGCGATCCGTTCCGCCGCCGCCACTGACCCCGAGTGGGTGTTCCGCACTGAGGTTCTGTGCCAGTGGATTGACACGACAACCGATGGGCCGTTCCCTCCGGGTGCGTGGGAGGCGTGTGCCGACCCTCTCTCTACGATCGCTGAGGGTTCCGAGGTGGCGTTCTGTGTGGACGTCGCGTGGGATCGTTCCGCCGCCCATATCGCGGCTGCCGGTTTGCGCCCTGACGGTGTGCCTCACGTCGAGGTTGTCGCTTCGGCGGCGGGCACTGATTGGGTGGTCGGTTGGTTCACCGCTAAGGAGTCGCGTAGTGCCGCTCCGGTGGCGTTGCAAACCTCGTCTGCTCCTGCCGCCAGTCTCGTTGATTCGATGAACGACGCAGGGCTGACCGTTGTCGACTGGACCGGCGCCCATCTCGGCGCCGCTACCGGCGACCTGTACGACCGGGTTCGTGCTGGGTCGGATGAGCTGGGCGGCACCCCGGGGCTGTTCCACCTCGGCCAACCTGCGCTGACCGCCGCCGCGCAGAACGCCACGACCCGCCCATACGGCGACGCCTGGTTATGGGACCGCAAGCGCTCCACGGTCGACGTCGCCCCGCTGGTCGCCGCTACCGGTGCCCTGTGGCTGGTCCTCGCCCACACACCCAAGCCGCAACGCGGCGACTTCATCGCCGTCTAAGGAGTCCGCCGTGGCTGTCGCCCTCATCATCATCGGCGCCGCCTTGCTGGTCGCCGCCGCATCTCTCGTTTCTGTCCCGGCCGGTCTCGCAACCGCCGGCGTTCTCTTGCTCGTCGCTGGTGTCGACTTGGCCCGCGCTGGTCACCCTAAGGACCGCCCGTGAGTTTGCTTCGTGACGCGTGGGAGGGCAGGGCGTGGGTCATGGCTGGCGGTGCTCGACCGTCGATCAAACGCCCGGGCACCGACATTTCCGATTCTTACGGGCGCACCGGTGGCTTTCACGCACCGGGTGACGGCACGTGGCTTCCTGGTATGCGGTGGGAGTCGTGGGGTTCCGGCTCAGCTCAGGTTTCGAACGAACAGGCGATGCGTATCTCGGCGGTGTACGCGTGTTTGCGGTTGCTGTCCGAGGCGATCGCCACGCTACCGCTGGATACCTTCACCCGGGACGGCGAGACCCGTCTCCCGTTCGCCCGCCCCGACTACCTGAGCTTCCAACCCCCGCAGGGTTCGCGGATCACGTACCTGTCACAGATCATGCTTTCGCTGCTGACCGACGGTAACGCTTTCGTTGCGGTCATCCGAGACGACTTCGGTGTCCCCGTAGACCTCATCGTCCTCGACCCGGGGGTGGTGGGTGTCACCCGTGGCCCGGGCGGTCAGAGCATCTTCAGTGTGTTCGGCAGGCAGTACGACGGCCACGACGTCATGCACATCCCCGGGATGATGCTCCCCGGAGACCTCCGGGGCGTGTCGCCGCTCGCTGCCGCCCGTGAAGTGATCGACGGTCACCGTAAGGCCCAGGAGTACGGGGCGTCTGTTCACGACAACCGTGCCGTACCCCCGGCGATCATTAAGATTCCTGACGCTGACCCTGACGGGTCACGGGCGCGCCGGGTCGCGGAGAACTGGAAAGCGGTCCACGGCGGCACCGGCAACGCCGGCAAAACCGGGGTGCTCACCGACGGCGCCGAGCTACAGACCATCGCCATGTCCCCCGAGGATACACAGTGGTTGGACTCGAAACGCTTTGGGGTTTCGGAGATCGCCCGCTTCTACGGGGTGCCGCCTCACCTGATTGCCGATGCCAGTAACTCCACGTCGTGGGGTTCGGGGCTCGCTGAGCAGAACCTTGCTTTTGGGCAGTTCAGTTTGCGCCCGTGGTCCGAACGGATCGAAGAGGCACACACCCGCCTGCTGACTTCGCACGGGCTCCCCGACGTGTTCGTGAAGCTCAACTTGGACGCACTCCTTCGGGCGTCGCTGTCCGACCGCTATGCGTCGTATGCGGTGGGTATTGCCTCCGGGTTCCTCACCGAGAACGAGGCCCGCCGTTACGAAGACTTGGCGCCACTACCCGAGACGGAAGGCACCCTATGACCATCACTTACGAATCCCGGTCGATCCTCGAGCCGGTCGAGTTCCGCTCTGACACCGGGCGTCTCGTCGCGTCGGGTGTTGCCATGCGTTACGACGCTAAGAGCAAGGTCATGGTTCACCCGTCGCGCGGCATGTTCCGTGAGACGTTCCGCCCCGGTTCGCTCACGAAGACGATTCAAGAGGCTGACGTCCGTTCCCACCTCGAGCATGAGGGGCCGTACCTGGCCCGCTCGGCAAACGAGTCGCTGCGTCTCATCGACGGCCGCTCTGAGCTGGGTTACGAGATCGACCTTCCTGACACGACTGCCGGGCGTGACGCCGCTGCTCTCCTCGAACGCCGCGACGTGCGCGGTTCGTCGGTTGGGTTCCGGTCGATCACGGCAACCGAGCAGTGGTCGAAGGACGACGACGGCACAGCGTTGCGGACCGTGAACGAGGCCCGCCTGTTCCGTGTCGACCTCACCACGAACCCCGCCTACACGCAGACGACCGCCGACCTCGCGTTGCGGTCGTTCGCCGAGGCCAACGACCTGGAGCTTCGTTCCGTGCTCGACGCTGTCGAGCACGGAACTTCGCTTGCCGACCTGCTCGATCAAGAGCCGGTCGAGGACCGCAGTGACACCGACGACGACGGCCGGGAAACCACCGTCGTTACCCGACCACGGATTCTGTCGCTGTACGCCTGACCGGCCGCCCCCGCACCGGTCAACCCCCCAACCACCCATGAGCACCGGAAACCTTCCGGGCTCCCTGTCGCGTCCTTAGGAGGACCCGATGACTGTTCTTGACATTGTGCGGGCCAACTTCACCCGCCGTTCCGATATCCAGGGCGAGCTTCGTCAGATCGACGAAGCCTGCACCAGCGACAAGCGCGACTACAACGAGGCCGAGGGCGCCCAGATCGTCGAGCTGCGTGACGAGCTCAAGGCGATCGACGGCCGCATCTCCGCCAACCTGGAGATCGAGGCCCGTTCGCAGACGATCGAGTCGGGGATCACCTCGCTGCTCGGTACTGCTCTCGCCCGCAACGGTGACGAGCTGGTCGACACCCGTTCGCTCGGGGCGACGTTCACCGCCGAGTACCGGTCGTGGCTTGACGGGGGCGCCCACGGCACTTCCCCGCTTGTCACCCAGGAAATGGACTTCCGTGCCGTCACCAACGTGACGACCCTCGCCGAGTCGGCCGGGGCGCTGCAGTCAAACCAGCGGCTGGCCCGGGTCGGTAACGACTTCCTCGACCGTCGCACCTACCTCATTGACCTGCTGCCCTCCATCAACGTGTCCACCGGGACCGTCGAGGTTGTTCAGGATCAGTCTCCCCTAGCCGACCTGGCGAACAAGGCCGTGGAGGTCGCAGAGGCCGGCGCTAAGCCGCAGGGCGGACCGACGCTCGCTGTGATCGACGAGGCCATTCGTACGGTCGCCGTGTGGGCCAACCTGACCCGCCAGGCGGCGCAGGATGTCCCGCAGGTCATGTCGTACCTCGACGGTCGTCTTCGGTACTCGGTGAAGCGTCGCGCTGACCTCCAGGTCATTTCCGGCAACGGCACCGCCCCGAACATTTCGGGGATGCTCGACCGGTCCGGGATCAACGCCTACACCGCCCCGGCGGGGTCGGAACTGACGGCGGTGTCGATCCGCAAGGCAATCACGTTGATGGAACAGGACGAAGCCGTCCCCGAGATCATCGTGCTGAACCCCGCTGACGCCGAGCTGTTTGACCTCTCGAACTTCGCTACGGCAGGTCTGAACGCTGTACCGAACATCGCCGGG